TGCCGCGGGTGCCCGAGGGCAAGACGGACAAAGCCGGAGAGCGCCACGGCGACAGCGCCATCGCCGGCCTGCTGGCGGATTACCGCAGCCGGCGCGAGGTTGGCGTCATGCCGCAAATCAATACCTGCGGCCCGCGGGCCGTTGCCACCGGCTTTGATCGCTATCAGGGCCGGGTCGATTACGGGGCGTACGCATGAGGCTGTGGCTCAACAGCAACGAGTTTGTGGAGATCGACACCAGCGACCGCGGCCGGATGACCGAGGAAATCGCCACCCGGGCGGCGGCCTCCGGCCAATGGCCGGGATTCGATTATTGGCTGCCGGATCCGGATCCGGTGCTGCGCAAGCTGGGCCAGGACGCCACGGTGTATCGGGACCTGCTATCCGACGCCCACGTGTGGAGCTGCTACGACTCGCGCAAGAGCGGCGCCCTGGGCTGCGCCTGGGAGATCCGCGAGGCCGAGGGCGGAGCGAGAGCGGCCAACCGCCGGGCGCTGAATCTGGCGCAAGAGATGATGGCGGCCCTGCCCGTGCGGCAGATCATCACCGAAATGCTCGATGCGCCGTTCTTCGGCTTTACCCCCATCGAGGTGATATGGCGGGCCGATGGCTGCCGGTGGCTGCCGGCGTCGCTGACCGGCAAGCCCTTCGAATGGTTCACCTTCGACGACGAAAACCGGCTGCGCTTCAAGGCCTCCGGAATACCTGAGGGGGATCCCGTGCCGCCGGGCAAGTTTCTGTTGGCGCGCCACCATGCCAGCTACCAGAATCCCTACGGGGAACGGGTGCTCAGCCGCTGCTTCTGGCCGGTGACCTTCAAGCGCGGGGGTTTCAAATTCTGGGCCATTTTCACCGAAAAATTCGGCATGCCCTGGGTGCGCGGCAAGGTGCCGCCGGGCACCAACGAGACCGAGCGCCAGCGCCTGCTGGACCGACTGACCGCGATGGTGCAGGACGCCGTGGCGGTGATCAACAACGACGAGAGCGTGGAGATCACCGAATCGGCCGGGAAAAAAGCCTCGGCGGACATCTACGAGGCCCTGATCAACGCCGGCAACGGCGAGGTGAGCAAGGCCATCGTGGGCCACAGCCTGGCCACCGAGTCAAAGGAAGGGGGCACCTACGGTGCCACCAGGGCCGCGCTGGAGGTGCGCGATGATCTGGTGGAAAAAGACAAGGGGATGGTGGCCGATACCTGGAACACGCTGTTTGCCTGGGTGACGGCGCTCAATGTGCCCGATGCCGCCGCGCCCCGGTTCGTCTGGCAGGAAGAGGAGGAGGCCAGGAAGGAGCTGGCCGAGCGCGACAAGGCACTGCATCAGCAGGGCGTGCGGCTCAAGCCCGTGTACTACATGCGCCGCTACGGGCTGCACGAGGACGAGTTCACCGTGGAGGCCGGGTCGCCGGCGGCAGCCGGCGGTCAGTTCGCCGAGGCGGAAACGGACCCGGTGGACGCCATGACCGACACCTTGGAGGCCGCCGCTGCGGCTCCGCTGGCGGCAATGATCGATGCGGTGCGCCGCCTGGTCGCCAGTGCCGGCAGCCTGGAGGATATCCGCGACGAGCTGGCGGCGCTGTACCCGGAGGCTTCCGCCGCCGATCTGGCCGAAGCCATCGGCCGAGCGCTGACCGTGGCCCACATGGCCGGACGCAGCGATATCCTGGACGGCCGGTAGCGGCGGCCGCGCCAGAAAAGCGCAGGACGGACGATCTTGCGCCGGCGTGTAGGTTGACATGGGTCGATGGCCATTAAGCGATCCTGGACGAAATTAAACGTGGTTGCGGCGGCATTGGAGGCAACGTGAAGATCGATTTCAGGGGGTTCGACGACTGGGTGCCGGTATTTGCCGGCGGGACGCAGATCGACAGCGCCGGGCGGGCCCACGACGGCGACGCGCTGATCGACCGGGCGGTGGCCAGCTTCGATCCGAAGACCCACGAGCCGCCGGTGGTGATCGGCCATCCGGCCGAAAACGCGCCGGCCTGGGGCTGGGTGGCCGGCGTGAAGGCCGCGACCGACGGCGGCCGCAAGGTGCTGCTGGCCAAGTTCCGCGACGTGGAGCCGACCTTTGCCGGCATGGTCGAGGACCGGCGGTTTCCCAAACGCTCGGCCTCGTTCTACCCGGACGGCAGGCTGCGCCATGTCGGGTTTCTCGGCGCCATGCCGCCGGCGGTCAAGGGCCTTGCGGAGATGCGTTTTTCCGACGCCGGGGCGGCCACGTTCGAGTTCGGCGACAGTGAAACGCGCTGGGCGCTGTCGGGTTTGGCCGGCGTGCTGCGCGGCCTGAGGGAGTGGCTGATCGGCAAGGACGGCAAGGAGGCCGCCGACGCCGTGGTGCCCGAATACGTCATCTCGGAGGTGGCCGAGGCGGCCAAGGCGCCGGCCGAGGAGCCCGTCATCGCCGCCGAAACCGGATCCGGTTTTTCGGAACCGTTAAAATCGCAAGGAGGAAACATGCCGATCAAGGAACAACTCAAGGGAATTTTAAGCTTCATGGGCATCGACGCGAGCAAGGTCCCGGACGATGCGCTGCCGGACAAACTGCCCCAGGGGGCGCCCGCCGCCGGCAGCTTCTCGGAAGCCGACGTGGCCGCCGCGGCCAAGGCGGCGGAGGAAAAGGGCAAGCGGGCCGCCGAGGCCGAGTTCGCCGAACGCCGGCGACGCCAGGAGATCGCCTCGTTTTGCGACGGGCTGGTCAAGGAAGGCCGCCTGCCGCCGAGCATGGCCGCCGGCCTGCCCGAGTTCATGGCCAGCCTGGACGCCGGGGCGGCCACGTTCGAGTTCGGCGAGGACAAGCAGCAGAAGACGCCCTACGAATTCTTCAAGAACTTCGTCGAGGGCCTGGCCAAGCTGCCGATCTTCAGCGAGTTGGCCACCAAGGAGCGGGCCGGCTCGGCCGATGGACGGAACTTCTCCGACGCCGACGGCGCCGGGTTGACCCAGTACGTCTAGCCCCGGGCATGTGAACAATTGTGCACATTTTGACACGCATCCATCCAGGAGGGAAGAGACATGACGATCGACGGCAAGATCGGCGAATTCAGCCGAGACGATGAACGGGCGCGGGCCGGTGAGCCGCACATCATCCGCACCGGCAAGGTCCAGGCGGACCAGGGAGACCTGCCGATGGGGCTGGTCTGCACCAAAAACGCAGACGGCGAGATGATTCCCTACGCCGAGGTATCCGCCGAGGTGCTCGGCGCCGGCGACGGCTCCAAGGTTACGTTCGCGGCCACGCTGGCGGCCGCGCCGGGCAGCGTGACCGTGACCGACGGCGTGGAGACGTTTTCCGATGACGGCTTCGGCCGCCTGACCGGGAGCGCCGGCGGCAGCGGCACGGTGAACTACGCCACCGGCGCTGTGTCCGTCACATTCGACGCCGCCGTGGGCAATGGGGTCGACGTGACGGCCGACTATGTGACGGCCATCGACGGGGTGCTCGACGAGCCGGTGGACACCACCCGCAACGGGTCGGCCCAGTACGTGGCCTTCGGCCTGGTGCGCCAGGACGTGCTCAAGGTTGGCGCCACGGCCCAGGCGGCGCCGGACGCCACCCTGCTGGGGCGGCTGGAAAAGCACGGTATTTACGCATCGTAAGCATCGCCCGAATAGCCAAAAAGGAGACACGCCATGTTCAACATTGCAGGACTTTTCGCCAAAGACGCCATCGTTCGATACCTCAAATCGCTGCCGGTGCTCAAGACGCCGGTGATGGATGCCATCTTCACCGACCGCCCGCAGCTCGGCCTGCCCGTGGTGGGCGCGGACATGATCCTGGAGACGGCCCACGCTCTGCCGGTGGTGCGTCGCGGAGCGCCGTCGATTCCGGCCACTGGAGAATCCGGGGCGGTGGCCTTTTACGAGCCGTTGCCCATCCGGCCAAGCAAGCAGGTTTCCGGGGTGGACCTGAACAACCTGCAGCTGCTGGGCATCAATGGCCGCGAGGCCTGGGCCGCCGAGCGCACCGACACGCTGCGGCGCGCGGTGAGAAAGACCGTGGAGGCCATGTGCGCCGTGTCGCTCTCCGGCACCATGCAATGGCCGGTGAAGCTGGAGGGCGGCGGCTTCGAGACTTGGGAGATCGTCTACGGCACCATCCTTTCGGTGTCCCCGTCGGTACTCTGGGGGGCCTCCGCCAAGCTCAAGGACGTGTTCGCCACTCTGCAGGCCATGCAGGAGGCGATTCAGGAGAAGGGCTTCGGCGGCACGGTGGAGATCTGGGCCGGCAAGACGGCCTACGAGACCCTCTTCGGTTTGGC